AACGTGGTAACAAAGGGAGTTCAAAATGAAAGTTAAATTTGGCATAAAATTTTTGGGTAAGTGGGACTACACTCATTCGGAAGTAAGCAATTTTATCGAGTGTGCTGATAACATTGAGCCACTTGAGTTGAGAAATCGTTACACCGATTTTCTTAAATTGTTTGTTCAGAAAAAAATTAAGCCAAGTACGCTAGTTGATTATGATGTGCTTGGGATGTTTCAAGGTGACATAGACAATCGAGCCCAAATGGATTTTAGGGAAGGCCAATATGATATGGATCACGATGGTGATGCAAAGATTATTCTTGGTGGTCAATATTTTGATACGATTGCAAAAAAACTTAAAGTGCATTTAGACGCAAATAAAGTTGCAGCTAAAGACGTCGCAAAGTGTACCGAGTTTACTAAAGATCAATTAGCATGGTGGGATGAGATTGAGGCTGGCATCCAACAAGCTATCGAGGATGACTGCCAGGAGAGGGGGACCACTCAAGCCCAGGACCTAGAAGATGATATGCTCGAGAGGGATGCCTACCAGGACGCAATGGAAAAACGATGGGGGCAGAGATGAAACAGTACGTCGATAAATTAAAGGCCGAGATCCGTATGGATTTACCCACGGGGTGCGAGACTGACTTTAAAATCTCGATAGCCACCGACGATATTGATAATTTTGCAAAATTGTCATTAGATGAATTGCACAGCGTAATTATGAATGAAATTACCAATGCTACGTTTGAAGTTGTGTTTACAAATGTCAAAACGGAAAAGCTCGAGGCGTCACAATGGATGAATTAAATCAAACGATGGAAGTCATCATGACGAAGCTTTTAAAAGGATCTGAGGCGACGTTAATCGCCTCGGAGCTAAACATACCAGCTGCGACGGTGAGGGCGGTCGAGGATCGCCATTTCTTCAGAAACTCACACTTCTTGAAGGTCCGCCAGGTTAATGTCGCTAAGCGTTTATTGGGAGAGGCATGATGGCTAATGAAAAGAAGCAAGAACTATCTACGCCGTCAACAAGTGTTACATTTAATCATCGAGCCACTTGCAGTGGTTGCGACCGAAAAGCTAAGAAACATTTGTCTGACATCATGTTTTATAGGCAAAGTGAAGACGGTCAAAGGACACTGTTGTATAGAGAAGACGACGACAAGTACGCGGGCAACATGATTTTAACAGGTAAAACATCGTTTGGTTTTAAAGTTTGGGACGGTGAAACTTACTATTTTGAAGAAGGATATTTCTGCACAAAAGGTTGTGCGACAGACTTTGCGAACCGAACAGTCCATGAGAAAAGAGCAACCCGTTATGTGAGGAGAAGATAATGGCAAATTATATTATAACTCATAACATTATTGATGGAGAAGATCCAAAAGAGCGTACAGTTTTGGAAACTAAAACTTATCCATTTTACTTTGAACTTTATGATGATGATAAGGTTTTGTACGCAAAAGGTTATTTAAATGATAACCTAACTCAAAAGTTATTTGAGCCTCTGGATGATTGGATGGCTGATTATGGCTGTACAGGAATCAAAATGCGTAATCAGAAAACACATAAAATGGAATGGGTATAGCATATGGAGAACCCAATGAAACCCCGTTTTGGTCTTTACGTTGGCTACCTGGAAGAGGATAGCGACGACCTGAGACAGCAATTGCAAAATATATTGCAGAGAGGCGACGGGGAAATTATCGAGGAATTTATCGAGGATGATTTTAAACATTATCCTCAGTTAAAAAATGCTCTCCAGGTCGCCCAGGATAGCCAGGCAATCCTATTAACTCCAACATTTGACCGTCTGCAATTTTCACTTAACGCCCTGGCTCAGATCGTTGCGAGCCGCGTTAAAGTGATTGTCGCGGACGATCCACTGATGCTCGATGAGCGTCAAAATATTGTATTGATTAAGCGTATGAATACTATGGCCCAAACTGCGTTAGCGGAACATTCCAGGAAAGTTTCAGATGGATTGAAGAGGGCTAAAAAGGCGGGGAAAAAATTTGGACCGCCGAAAGGGAGTTCAAATAATAAACTTGCGGGAATGGCAAATTTAGCTAAAGCTGAAAAGTTTAGAGAAACTATTCGCCCCATAATTGCCGATTTAAAGAGCAAGGGGGCTGTCTCGCTTAACGATATAGCGAGGGGCTTAGAAGCCCGAAATGTACCCACCGCTAAGGGTGGGAGTAAGTGGTACGCGAGTTCGGTAAGAAATGTAACCAAAGGAGAGGAAAAATGAAACACTATAATAAAAAGCCCATAAGATCGGGGTCAATCCAAGGAGCCGTCAATGGCAAATTCGGAATACCATCCCAGAGTTTAAAACGGTTTATTTTTGAAATGTTGAACGGACAATTTCGTAAAGTTAAAAAAACAGCGGGCAACTATATGTCCTTACCAAAATCATCTTGGTCTAACCCACAAAACGCACCGCCTGTAGATCAGAGTGGTCAATCCAATGAACTTAATGCCTGAAAATAAATGGACCGTCGAAACCGATATGTCCACATACAAAACATTTAACCAGTACATGTTGAGTAATATCCAAATGGAAAAGGAGTTGTGGGATCGCCAACAATTTATGAACTACGGCGACAATGTTGTCAAAATTTGCAGATACTTCAACGCAACCCCCGTCAAGCGGATGAGTTCAAGATTTTTCATAGAAGCCAAGATTGATGTAAACCTAGACTACACTCCAACAAAAATTGCGACCCTTATGAAAGTGTCCAGAGCCTCAATTTGTAAGATTGCGAATGACTGTATTCATGAGGGTTGGGTGGAAGAATATGACATCAAAGGTGTGCGTTATGTCCAAGCTACGCAATACCATGTGGACGTTCACATTAAGTATTTGGAAACGCTCACGGAGATGCGAAACAAGCATGTCACTGACTTCTGTGCCGCTTATAAACTATTCAAGTCGGGAGCTAGTTGACGTTGGGTTAATGTAGTTTTAGTGAACATTATCATCTGATAAAAAGATGATACGTTAGTGTTACGAAAAGGAGAGAAAGATGAGCAAGCAGAAGTACCTACCATCCGAAGAGAGATATGTAAGCAAAGAGGAGTACCAATGGCACGAACGACGGGCTGACCCCGCGTTTCGCCAAAGAGCATTCCGAAACGAGACAGCTTACGCTCACTCACTAGGCGGTAGGTCTGCGGTTCGTATAACAATTCCCGCTCTAACGAAAAAGCACTTGGACGCTAGTATTTTACATTTATCGAAATTGCTGGATGATTTAAGAGCGATACAAAAAGAAGACACTAAGATTGCCCATCGGATACAATTAATGAGGAACTCGGTTTATCACTGTCATACGTCGCTAAAACGCGACGCAGATCACTCGACATTGATGCCCAGGAACCCCAGTAATGACTACCACGGGGCAAAGTAGCCAAAACACAACATGTTGTGTCGAGCCATCTCTAAGTGTTTAGATATTGTATGAAAGCTAGTAAACGCCCGTTATCGAGTTAACAGTAGGGCATAACACATTGAATTGAGGTTCATAATGATTAAACTTATCTATTCCACACTACTGCGATATTCGCATAATATATATTATGACTATAGATCTACCAAGCACAACATACAGGCTCACCTAGTCAGTCTATTCATCCTATTAACAGAGCTTTTATTCCTACCAGCGGTAGCAGCAATTCTTATTTTTATTGCAGTGGTTTGGGGGTAAGAAATGGTAGGAAAACTTACAGATAACCGCTTTGTTTCGGGCTCAGAAATTCCCGTATTAATGAACAAATCACCCTATAAAAGTCGCAACAATTTATTGAACGACAAGCTCTCGTATCGAGGGGTAGAGGGGTTTACCAGGGAAGAATACGTCGCTGGAGAGCCCGCCGAGTGGGGTAATTTGCTCGAGGGTTTAGTTCTTGTAAAGTGTGCGGCTCTTCTCGGGTTGCCAGATATCGACACAGAAATTAATCGGGTCTATACATTCAAGAAAGATTTTTTGGAGTGTAGCCTGGACGGCATTGTCAAAAATGGTGTGAAGACACTTACTCCGAGCGAAAAGATAATTTTTCCCCAGGGCCAGAAATCCATTAAACTTATTGGCGACGGCGATATCGAGAGCAAATGTACCCAGGCCACATTCTCGCTCGAGCCAGCTGCCTACAGGGGTCCCTGGCAACTCCAGGCACAGATGCTCTGTACGGGTCACACCTGGGGTGCAATTCCGACGCTCTACAATGGAAACAGGCTTGTCGTTTATGTTTATGAGGCCGACGTCTCAATGCAAGCTCATATCATCGATGCTCTGGAAGACTTCTATGAGCGGCTCGAGGGACCTGATTGGTATCCAGCCCTCGATGGTCCAGACGCAGCCCTGGCCTATGCCACGGCGGAACCTGACTTACCTGAGATCAATTTAGGTAGCATAAGTGACGTTGTTGAGGAGTTTGTTGAAACTAAAAAAGCAATTAAATCGATGCAATCCTTAGCGGCTCTTCTTGAGGCGAATATAATGGATGAGATGGGAAATCATGAGCGGGCTTACCTGGACGATAAACTCGGCAATCGTATGTGTGAAATTGTGTGGCGGATGCGAAAAACTAAGGCTCAGCCCGAAAAGGTTACGCCAGCTCGATTTGAAAAAATCGAACGTCAAAAGAGCTTAAGTATTGCTCCAAAGTGGTTAAGCTAATGGGGAGATATATAATTAGTTGGGTGAAAACGGGCTTCACTCCCGAGGGGACGCAACAATATGAAATTGTCGAGGGCTTACGCTCCGCCAGGTCAGTCGCAGAGAATATCAAGAAAACGGGAAAAGTGCGTGAGCTTGTTATTTCTAAATATGGTCAAATTATGTTGTCGAGGTTTGAAAATGATACAATTCGATAGTCCCAGCCAGAAGCTTGTCCTCGATCACCTTAAGAACTTCATTAAGGTCCACCAATACGCCCCAACCCTCAAAGAAACCGCCAAGGATTTAGGCATGTCTATCAAAACTGTGAGAATACAGCGTGAAAAATTAAAGGAGATGGGTTTGATTACCATTACGCCTGGAAGTCAGCGGGGGGTAAGACTAGGGGGGTCAAGTGACTGAAATAGACATGTTGAGGTCCCAAATACCCGAGACTTGGGTTAACGTAAAAAAGGCGATGATTGAATATAAAAAGTGTCAAAATAAAAATCAACTTCACCTCAAAAACGATCATCTTAAAGAGTTATTTCGTCAAATTGAGCGATTTTTAGAACTTGAGACTAAGTTTAGTTCAAAGAGAAAGATTTAAGATGCCAAGTGTAAAAGAGGCATATAGAGTTTTCTGGATAGTCAAAGGTCATGTCAATGTTAGTGAAGAAACCGCGTTGAAATGTTACGATAATTATTTTAAGCGGGTTTGGTACAATGACGAGGCTTGGTCATATGTTGACGGATTTGAAGATGCTTATAACAAAATGAGAGAGAAGGGGCCTTAGAGCCCCTTTTTTATGCCATCGATTTTGCGACCTCGAGGCAGTGCTTATTACGTTTTAGCCAGCCTTTGCCATATGTCTTAAAGCCCTTGGCTTTTTTGTAAAAAGCTTCTCGAGCGTCGTGCAACGCCTGGATCATTTCGTCATTATTCCCAGAGTTAATTTTCTCCAGGGTCTTAATCCCGATTACTCCATCTTCCTTAGCCTTCACTATTTTCTGAAGCATTTTTGAGGCTCGGCTGACGCCAGAATTGACTGCAATATCGAATAAGAAAAAATCGAGCCCGCTATGATCTATGGAGCCACACTTACATCGATCCCAATATTCTGTCTTGTACATTGGAGCGACTAGATCCTGGGTAAGCCCTTTCATGACATCGATGGGGGCTGGACTGCCTGTATATGATGCCCAGACCTTTGCTGTTACTCCCAGGTTTGTCGATCCCTGGTTCCCATGCCCGTCGCCAGCGTTTCCCGCATCGCGTTTGTCCGCCTGGAACCCGCCCTCAGATTTAAGCATTACCTGGAGTGAGTGTCTAAAGTTTTTTGATGCCATTATCCAAATGTCCTTTTTTGTGATTTTGGTGGTTGCTTTGTAGAACCGCCCTTACCGCTCCAGAGGACCTTATTCGCCCAATAAGCGGGGCTAGTTTTGCCTTTTGCGATGTTCGAGCCGTGCCTGGCTTTAAACGATGATCGAGCCTCGGTGCTATAATTGTGGCCCATGCCCTGAGCCCCAAACCTAAGCACTTTTACGCTATCGCCATCTCGAATTGCCACGACACCTTTTTTCGTTTTGTGGCTGGGTGTCATTTTAGGCTTATTAAGACCAGTCAACCCAAGTCTTCCTAATTTAGCCTTTTCAGTTTTTGTAAGTGCCATCTATTTGTCCCTCAAAACTACGATTTTTT